AGATCAAGGATGCCACGTGATGATAGTAACAAGTAGAATAGAGGACAAGTTAAAACACTTGCACCCATTCAGCAAATCAAATGCTGATTTATATAGCGTAGCCAAAAAGTTAGGCATCAGCAAGTCAGATATTAAATTCACCAACAGACAGTCTAAATCTTTGAAACTACCTTCCTATAACTCATCTGTTCATTTAGAGAATGATACAAAAGAGCTGATGGATATAAGAGGTACTAAAGTAAAAGGCATAGATGTTACTCAGCCTGGATGGGAACAAAGGGCTGATAAAGCAATTAAATTATAAAAACCATGGAACAAAAAGAATTAATACACATACTTACTAATCAATCAATAAATATGAATATTGAAAGATTTCCAGGAAAATTTATGGCATTAGATGTAGATGAAATTAAAATAGAAGGAGAGGTTAAAAATATATCTTTATGCGCATGGTATAGCGATGAATGTATAAACGATAATAAATGTGTTAATAATTTTATTATCGAATACGAAAATAGATGCATACTTGTTGACCACTTTTATCAAGCCAAAGGTGTATGGGATTATCTTTTATTTAAATATAACATTGACAATTAAATCATAAAAATATGCAACCAATCGTAAGAGAAGGTAAAAGTTACCTGGAAATAAAACAAGATAAAAACGGATTCGTAAAATGTCCATTCTGTCTAAAAAAACATCAGCATGGTAAAGTAAGTGGCCATAGGATGGCACATTGTGATAACTCAATATCAATGAGTGCTATTTCTATTGGAGGAGAATTTTATAAGAAAGAAGATGGTTATTTTATTAAATCTATAAATTATGAGAGCAAAACTAGAATTTAAATTACCAGAAGACAATCAAGAGTTTAGATTGGCAACAAAAGCATCAGCTATGTATGCAACCTTATGGGAGTTAGATCAATGGCTAAGGGCTGAAATTAAATATGCAGGTCGTGAACAACTAGATGAGGTAAGAGATAAACTAAGAGAGCTGATGAATGATAACCATATTGATTTTGATATGGTAGAATAATGATGATAATTCGGAATATTTCCGACATATCCGCCATTTAATGACGAAATTGGTAACAAAATAGTGCCAAATTCGGAAGTTATACTACGCATATTGTAACATATTTAAACATTATTTGTTACAATAGCTTACATATTATGAATTATTTAGTTTACATATTGCATGAATTTTGCTGAATATTTCATGCATTAGTGTATTATATGGCTCTTAATGATGGATTTATCATACATACTTAATGTGTTATTAATGGAACATAAAATTAATTTTTAACGTAAGCAAAAATTTAAAAGGGACTTTATGCGACATTATTGAAAAAAAACACACAAAAGAGCAGTTTAACATATTTTGTGTTATATAAATGGCAGTTTTTGATAATTTTTTGTGATTTTTTCACAAAAACGAGCATTTCACGACACTTTAAGCGACATAAATGGGCGCAAAACTTTAAAAATAGGCGCAAATTAAAATTATGATACCAAAAAACAAAGCAGCAGAATTAGTAGATGAGTTTATGAATATAAAAAACATTAAGCTATCTGATTACTCAAGAATATACTTACCTACTGCTAAGCAATGTGCAATTATAGCAATAGACCAAGTATTAAAATATTCTAAAGCACATGGATTTATTGCATTAACAGATGAATATTTAGAAATAAAAAAAGAAATAGAAAAATTATGAAAACTGCAATGCAAGAATTAATTAAACATTTAAAGGAAAATGAATATCACATACCTATAAAAATTAATTTTTTTTTAGAACATTTACTTAAAAAAGAAAAAGAACAAATAGATAGTGCTTTTAAAGCAGGTATGGATTATGCAGAATTTTCAGTTCCACCAAATTGGAATAATGAATGGGAAGAATACTACAATCAAACCTATAACTAAAATAAATAAACAAATAATATTATGAGTTATCCAACACAAAATGACAATGGTTATAAATTTTTAATTAATCAAGATTCAAATTATTTTACAAAAAGAAATTGGTTAATTAACACAAGAGAGGATATATTAAAATATTCTAATACAAATATGAATGAACAATGGAAAAGGGCATATCAAAATTTAGCTGATGCATTAAATTTACTTGATGCTATGATTGCAAGATGTGAAGTTGTAACTTGCCAAATGAAGGAAATAAATAATGATTTGGAAAAATAAAAGCACTTTATAATTTGCCAAAACCAAACCTATAACCAAGATAAATAAGTTATGAGAACAGCAATGCAAATATTAATTGAATCTTTAGAGTCTAGAAGGTATACAGAAAAAGATGATTCTAGATGTGTAATTTATAATATAGCTATATTAGTTGCAGAAGATTTGCTTGAACTTGAAAGAGAGCAAATAATAAATGCTCATGGACTTAAGTATTCAGATATTACAGAAGAAACAGTAAACGGAAAAGAGTACTATAATAAAACCTATAGCCAAGATAGAGAGTTACCTAAAGATGTTACAGACTTATTAGAAAACTATAAGAAGGACAAAACATTTAAACAAAAATCAAAATGGATATAACAAAATGCTTCGGAGAAGAAGATGAAATCATCTGCCCCTATAGAGACCGTTGTTACAGATTTACAGCTAAGGCTGATGAATATCAAAGTTACTTCGTGGGATTACCTCTTAAAAATGATAAATGCGACCACTATTGGGGAGATGGTGGATTAGCTATATGGAATCCTGAATCAATAGAAAAAGAAACATTATGACGCCAAAAGAAAAAGCAGACGAATTAATTAATAAGTACCTTACAAGCAGAGATGCTAATCAATGGGATGATGTAAGAGATGTACATGCTGCAATAAGGTGTGCATTAATAGCAGTAGATGAGATATTGAATGCTTGGCCACACAAATATGATCTAGAAACAGAATATTTTAGAGATGGAGAACCTATAAGCGTTATACGAAATATAAAATCAAATATTGCTTATTGGCAAGAAGTAAAAAAAGAAATAGAACTATTATGATAGTACAAACGATACACGAAATACTTAATCCTTTTGATGTAGAGACACCATTAGGTTATGGAGTGGCAATATTTATGATTGCAGGTTCTATACATTCTAATCCTCAGTTTATTGTTAAACTATATGAAACAGGAGAAGTAAGAACTATAGATCAAAACGATATTAAGATATACGGAAACCCAACAGCAGGAGAAACTTTAAAACCTAAATAATATGACAGCAATGAATGAAATGCTCCAATGGGTAAGAGCAACATTACCTATGGATTTAGATTGGCCAAGAATGATTGAAGATAAAATTGAATCATTGCTTGAAAAAGAGAAACAACAGATAATAGATAAACAAATAGAGCTGTATAATCAATTAAATACATTAGGCTTATTATTACCCAATTCAGTTGGTTTTGATTTAGAACAATTAAAAAACAATTTATGAAAGAAATAACCTACAAAAAAAAGGAAATAGAAGTCACTAACCCATACAATAAAGAACAAAAAGAATTCGTTATTGTTGAGTATAAAGAAGAAAGAAATCCAATAGTATGGAATTTTGGTGACATAGCAATTGAACCTAATGTAGAAATATGTAGTTGGAGTTTATTAGATGAAGATCCTCCTACCTGGATGACAGATGAATTAGTTGAAGTAACATTTTATGACCAAAAAATAAATTAATGAAAAAAGTATTCGATGATCCTGCCATGCAAGAAAGATTTGAAAAAGCATTGGCCTTGTATGAGACTGTAAGATTAGTAATAGCTACTAAGGTAGATATGTCTAACCCAACAGAAGTAATTAATCAATTATCAGCTATTCAAGGAGTACAAGCTAGCGCATCTCAAGCTAAAGCAATGTTCACATATCTTACTGATAAGTTTACTGCTAGAAAACTTTCTATGCTAGACATGGAATCAAAAGGGGCTATGGAAAAGAAAGCCATCCTTAACTCAGAGGTTGGAGATGTTAGCTTTTGGAATGAAGTATCAGAGCTGAATCTAAAACAGATGTCATACCAAATAGAAATCCTTAGATCAGCTTTAAGTTATTTAAAATCAGAAATGCAAAATCTTAATAATTAAAAACAACACAAAATGGAAAAAGAAAAGAAAATCTTCTGCGGAAGTGGTAAAAAACAAAATGAAACTTGGTTTAAAGCTAGTTTAAACTTTGATGAAATTTCAAAGCATGTAGAAGAGTACATGGGTAAGAAGTATGTAAAGATTAATATCAACATTACAGAACCTGATAAGTATGGTAAGACAGTTTCACTTACCATTGATACATGGAAACCTACAGAGAAGGCAAGTAATCAACCTACTAACAGACCTGCTGTAAATGCGCCTGACATATCAAATTTACCTTTTTAGAATCATTAAGGCATCCTCTTCGGAGGGTGCTTTTAAATTTACATTATGAAAATATTAACAAGAATATTATTATTCCCATTTGTTGCTTCACTTTATCTTATATTTCATATGATTAATTATTTTAAAGCGATGTGGTTATTCCTTAAATACGGAGGTACATTAGAAATAAATGACAAACTATGAAAAAATTTCCATGCTCAGGATGTGGCGGATGCTGTAAAAGAGTCAACAAGCTAGCAGCAGATTACGAAGGATTGAAAATACCCATCTTCGATAAAGACAGTATCTTTTATTTCCCATATAAATGGGATGAAACCGGTAAATGTGAGATGCTGATAGATGACAAATGTTCTGTCTACAATAACCGACCTAATATCTGTAGCGTAGAGAAAATGCGTAAGCTATTAGGAGAGCCTAAGAAACAGTTCTATAAGCAAAACATAGCCTCTTGTAATCAAATAATGGATGAAGATAACATACCTTTGTCCTTCAGAATAAAACCATGATTGAAGTAATATACTCTATAGACTGCCACTACCCATCAGCCCCTAGTAAAGTTGACGGTAGCGAACTACCAAAGAAGAAACAAAAGTTTAAACGGATAGAAATACCTGAATCGTTTTACGAAGTAGAATTTGATAACGAAGGCCAACCTATATATTCTCCTGAACAAATAGAATTTATTAAAGTAGAATGGAATAGAATAAACGAAGGATACTACTTTATGAATAACGGTATCCCTACATTTATAACAGGAGACCATTATTATTACCTTAACTATTGGACATTAGAATCAGGAGTTACTCCACAATATAGAGATGCTGATAGAAAATGGTTTCTCTTCTATAACGAATGTAAAAACGATAAAGATATCCTAGGAATTGTTAGGGTAAAAAAACGTAGGGAAGGTGCTACTTCTCAGTCATCTTGTATACTTACAAAATATGCTACAACAAATGAAAACACTCGTTGCGGTATTATATCAAAGACTGGTCGAGATGCTGAAGATTTATTTCAGAATATGGTGGTCTATGGATTTAGGACATTACCAATATTTATTCAGCCCAGGACAGATGGTACGGAAGATCCTAAAAAGAAAATGATTTTTGTAAAGCAATCTAAAAAGAAAAAATCTAACACCACACTATACAATAGAAGAGAAGGACTTAACTCACTCATAGAATGGAGAAACACAGCCTTAAACTCTTTTGACTCAGGAAGATGGAGTATCCTTCTAATAGATGAGGCCTCTAAATTCCCAACAGAAGTTCCTATCCAAGACTATTGGAACATAGCTAAAAAGACTTTAACAGAAGGATCTCTTAAAGTAGGATTTGGATTAATGGTATCTACAGTTAATCCACCTAATAACGGAGGACAAGAGTTTAAAAATATATGGGATGAGTCAGACCAAGCAAGGCATGGTAGAGCCACTCCTTCTAGACTTGTACGGTACTTTTGTCCTGCTGATGAAGGTTATGCAGGATTCATTGATGAGTACGGATATAGTATGAAAGAAGAAGCTAGGGAGCATATCCTAAAAGAAAGGTCTATGTCTAAGCAAGACCAAGATATCAGAGACTATCCCCTCAGCGAAATAGAAGCCTTTAAATTTAATGACGTTGACTGTCACTTTAATCTTGACAATATAGAGGCTCAAGAAACATTCTTAAAGAACAATAACATCCCTATAAGAAGAGGAAAACTTTACATTGATGGAAACGATAAAGTACAATTCTCTGATGATAGTAGTGGTAATTGGTGGTTTTATAAATTTCCAAAAAAGCCAAATAATTTTTTTATTAAAAATAACATAGTCTATCCAGCTTCATCTGCTGAGTATGGAATTGGTTGTGATCCGTTTAGGCATAGTATGATATCAGGTACAGGTTCAATGGCATCAGCTTTTGTAGGGGAGAAACTAGACCTTACTAACGTAGATGATACAGGACTTCCTATTGCTCATTATTATGGTAGGCCTAAAATGAAGACCATGCTTTGGAAAGAAATGCTAATGGGGGCTTTGTACTTTGGTACTCCTGTTACAATAGAGTCAGATGCTGGTGATGACTATTATGATTATTTCAAAACAAATAACGAGCTGAAACTTAACTGTCTTCCTTTATTGGGTAAGAAGCCTGATGCAGTTATTGACTCCAATAGAAAAGCTAAGACTAACTATAACATTCGTGGTGTAAGTTCAGGTGATGCTTTTGCTTTAGGAAAACAACTTGAGTATTGTATTAACTACATAGAGCATCATTGCCACAAAATATACTTCCCTAACTTATTAGAGGAGCTGAAGAGATATCGTCATGACCAACGGACTGAATATGATACGAGTGTATCGTTTATGATAATGCTACTGACTCTGACCGGCCAAAACAAAGCCAATACAGTTACTAAAAGAACTAACCCATTATTAGAGACGTTTACTATTTCTAATTTTGAATAAAAAAACCCCGAATGTAGAAACATCCAGGGTAAACCAAAACACATGAAAACTTAAATCTTTTTACTTCTCTCGTATTCGTATAAAGCCATACCTAATTTTTCTACAAAAATCTCATCCCATTTTAACCTATCCTTTCCCATAGAGTCTAATAACATATGAGCTAATTCATGGTAATAGGTTTTATTTATCTCGCTTATCTTTAGACGTTTATTTTTATTTACTGTACATAAAGTTATAACTTTCTCTGTAAAATCAGCCAAACCTAATGCTCTATGTTCTGCGCAATATTCATTATCAAACTCAATAATTATTCGTGAGCCTCCTAATTTAAATTCTGACGGTATGATAATTTTATTTGCCATCTATCTCTCGTATAGCTGCTTTTAAATATAAAGATTTATCGAGGCTTTCCTCGTATGCGTGTTGTAACCAATCTCTTAAAGTAAGGTCTTCCCTGTCTATAGTAGTTCCATACTTTTTTAAACCAAGATTCTCTCGGTCAATCATATCTTTTATTACTTCATCTAATGTGTTACTCATCTCAGAAAATATTTGTTAAACGTAATTATATTCGGATAAATATTTCCAAATAAATCCATTACTAGTTTTTAATTTGCCTCTCATACAAGAATTTATATTGGAAATATTTAATCCTAAAGTTCTTTTAACATCCATTAAACAATTCCATTTAGCTACAAAGGTATTATCTATATTTAATTGAACTAAAGGTATACTTCGTTTATTGTCTTTTGAAAAAACACCTTTCATTGCAGATATCCTCCCTAGTCTTCCTTTCTTTTTATTAACTTCATCAGAATGTTTTTTGCCAATATGTGACCTACTTATTTTATCTTTACTTTCTTGAGTATGTTTTCTGTTTAACCAAGTTTTATTTCCTTTTGATGCTTCAGACATTTTTAACAATGTTTCTTTTGAAACTTTGCCACTTTTATCTGTTGTCTTAGTTAAATTACAATTTAAACCACCATCTAAAACATTATAAAAATCTTGATAATACCTTTCTCTAATATTTAATTCAGTCAATTCACATTCTTCCAATATTGAAAATAAATGATTATCAACACCATATTTTATAAAAGACCTATACAATATAGTTTGTTTTTGGTTTTTTACATACATTCTTTTATAACTATTAAATCTATTATTTATATTTACAGACTGTCCTATATATACTCTTCCTAACGGATTAGTAATAATGTATATGCCGCATATTTTAGATTTCATAATTTATAAAAAAAATAGAGACACCGCTACTGTTATATTAAAAATATTTGTCAAACGTGCAATTTGCCCATGTTCCTTATGCATAATGAATCCTTCGATTGCTTTTGGTGCGTGCTGATAACCGTTACGATGATGCCATCCATCAGTTCCACTTGCCGACCGTAAGCTTTCTACACAAACACTTCCATAGTCTTTACTATTCTTATGGTGGATGTGATGGGTAAAGAAATACCTATGCTTACTCTCGGACCAACCTTGTGCTGATTCTTGAGCCATCAATAAAGGTAAGTCTTGAACCTTAGCCCCATCTCCATGAGTAGTACCTATTAAATTAGAATAGTATTGAAAATATTTTCTATGTGCCGGTGTTACGTTAAATGTAACATTATCACACTTACTAAACCAACTAAAAAGAGTATCAGCTAAAAAGAATCCATTGGTATAATCGTGGTTAGACGGATCATACTGTACATGGACTGGAGCTATCTGCATAAGTGTTTCAATAACCTCTACGTATATTTGCTTAGCTATTGTAAATGCATCATACCACATTAAACAACTGTCTTGATAAGTTCCTGCTGTGGTTGTACTTCTTGGGGTATCTACATGAAGGATATCGTTACCAATAATCAAAAGAATCTTATCTATATCAAATCCTTTTGCTTTATTTAGAATACCATTTACCCCTTCTCTTATTCTTTGAACAGCTATTTGGTCGTTATATTCTTCTCCTGTCTCTACAGCCTTGCATAGTTTACCTATATGGATGTCGGCAGGATCTATGACAAGTAAGTGACTGTCTTTGTTTTTCTCGTAAATGATTTCAGGGTACTGAGGAGCATATTGTTTCATCTCTTCAATAACCTCGTCTCTTACGTCTAAATAATTCTTGTCTTTATTTTTAACAAACATTGAAATATGTTTGCTCTTGTGCCAGTAGTGTTTGACATCTGTAATAGGAATTCCATTTTCTTCACAATCTTTTAGAAGTGCCTTATGGTTACTTCTAATTTCTTTAATAAGCTCAAACTCGTCTAAGCTTAATCTTGATCTGAATTGTTTTGGCATTATTTATGGTTTTTTGTTAAAAAGATTCCATTCTGCTTGTCTCCTTTTTGTTAGTCCTGGTAATATTTTACCCCCACCTTTATTCCATTTTAAAAATTCATCCTTTATTGTTGGGTCGCTTGGATTGATTAATAGTTTCTTTAATAAGGTTGACTTACCTAATGCGCCAATCCCAATATTATATGCAAAACAAACTAATGAATCAAACTGATTCTGTGTAACAATTTTCTTGCCAAGTAATTTTAAAACACCTGATGCTTTATCGTTTACTTCTCTTTCTAAAAGAAAATCAGCCCTCTCTTGACTAATTTTATCACCTAGTTTAAAAGGTTTTCTATTTTGATCTAACGTACTGCCCCAACCTATTGTAATTGGTAAACTACCGGTTCCTGGATCTACATAGGCTGATAACTTACATCCCTCAAATAATTTTATTAAATCATAACATCCTTTTGATGGAGTCATATATCTAATATTTTAATAAGTTTAATTAAATAAGGTATAGAAAACCCTATTAATAATGCAATTAGCCAATAAATAACTTTATTCTTCCTACCTACTTTACTAGTTAAGTCATCATTTGACTTCTGAATTGAAGTAGTAACTTTTGTAAGTGAATCTAGCCTAGCATTTAATATAGTCAACTTAGCTGTAGACTCAAGGAATTTTGTAACATAAACAGTCTTGTACTGTAATTTTACCTTTTTAAGTACAGAATTAAGTACAGTATCATGTACAGATATAGTATCACGCACAGGACAATCTATTAATAAGGTAGTATCGTAGTTAGATACGGATATATTCGTATCAATACGGATAACATCGCATGGGAATGAATCCTGGGCGATTTTAGCCACTATCTGAGGATAATTAGCTAATGCCTTGTTTACGTCTTTAGTAGCCTTAAATTGGCTATAGCAGCCCCCTAATAAGAGAACTGCTATTAGACCTTTATAAACCTTTAACATCATGATCCTTTGAGTACAATCCTAAAAGAACCACACCAATAGCAGCTACTAATTGTAAACCGCTTTTGCCTGTGAAAGCACCTGCATTATATGCCTCTAATAAAGCATCAACTATAAAAGGTACACCTGCCAATAATCCGGCAATACTTGTCTTAAAGTTTTTCATTTTTATCATTTTTTAAAAGTTTAAAAAGTGTGTAAGCTATTGATAATACTAATAACGTTATGCGTAGATAAGTTTCTACATTCGATAATGATACCGAAAGCGCAAAAGCATTTAAAACATATATTTTAGAATCGTGCCAGTTCATTAGTCTTGTTTTATAAAGCGTGGATATTGACTTAATATTGTAGAGTCTATAGGATGATTTGAAACACCCCAAATTGCAACTACTGAAGCCGGAATATAGCAATTAAAATCAGCTAACTGATTGTTATTTTTACCTCTTAATGTTACATAGGTATTGCACCCCTCTCCGTTGCTTGATAGGTTGTTAGCAGTCCAACTTAATGACCAAGCAGATTCTCCTTGATAGTTCACGATTACTGGTTTAATTAATATACCACCCTTTTGATAATAGATAGTATCTTTTCCGATTATTGCAGTATCGGAATTGTTTCTAAACATTTGCGCTTTCGTTGACAAACTAGCCAATATTAAAGCTGATAGGATTATTTTTTTCATATTATTTCTTTTTAGGTGTTTCTATTTCTTTAGGCTTAATTGCTATTAATTCGTAATGGCTAAGTGCTTCTAAAATATAATCACTTGCTGCTTTTGAATCTAATTGCTTTTGAATAATTGCAATGATTGCTTTAAATCGGCTTGTATCCATCTTTATAATTAAAGTATCAGATACTTGACTAAATGCTGCTGACATACTTAATGCCAATGCTAGGGTTGTTAATGTTTTTTTCATTATTTGATTTATTTGTTTTCTAATGTTTCTATTCTTTTAATTAATGCTTCGTTCTTAGCTGATAATTCTTGTATTGCTTTTACTAATACTGATGTTAAATTTCCATAAGATATACCCTTCATTCCTTTGTTATCACTTTCAACTAATTCAGGTATTATTTTTTCCACCTCTTGCGCTATAAAACCAACTTGCTCTAAGTCGTTTGATTTCATTTTATAGTTTAAAGGGTTTAACTTTAAAATATCTGATAATCCATACTTAATAGAAATAACATCCTTTTTAATCGAACTATCAGAAGCGTTAGTCCAAGCACCTGCTGAATTTAAATATCCTTGATTTGTTCCATTATAAAAATAAAAATTGCCATCAGTTGAAGCATATATAGTTCTATAATACGCATTGTTACTTGGAGACATAATTCTAACTCCTCCATTACTTACTAATTTATCACCTACATCTGTAGTAGTTCCTATTAATAAATTGCCCCCACTTGTAATACGCATTCTTTCAGAACCGTTAGTATAAAATGTTTGGAAATAACCATTACCTGTCTCTCCTGTTGCTAATTTATATTCACCTGTTGCATAATTAATAGTTAAACTTCCTTTTGTATTATATCCAGTAGGTTTAAAAATTATACCGCCTTCACTTGCAACTGAGATATCATCAATTCTTATATAAGGATTTGAACTTGAAGCTATATGTAATTTTTCACTTGGACTTGTAGTTCCTATTCCTACATTGCCATTATTTTTTATTACTAAAGCATCCCCTACAGAATAGGTATTAAAATTATAATCTACAGAAGTAGAAGTTCCATTAATAACTAATGTTCCATCTCCTCCTGCTGCA